AATAGAGATGGGAGAAGTGCTATTACAGGAACACAAGGTATAGGTGTAACTAAAGCAACTGATTATGACACATTAGTTTCTACACTACAAGCCATGTGGAAGTTTAATGCTGAAATGATTATACAAGAATATTTTAATATTGAGTATGATGTTAGAACTATTGTAATGGCTGATAAAATAATAGCATCAACGAAAAGAGTTAAGGTCAAAGGTGAGTTCCGTTCTAATATGCATAGAACAGATAAGAAAGGTGTTCCTTATACTTTGAATGATGAAGAAAAGAAAATTATTATAAAAGCGTCTAGAGCAACTACTGGTGAACTCATAGGTGTTGATCACATACTAGACAAAAACAAAGAACCTTTAATATTAGAGGTCAATGGTTCTCCAGGAACAGGTGCTGACTACGAAGGATATATGTATTCTGATAATAGAACAAGTGCTGAAGGTAAAATGAATGGTGAACTTATCGTTTTAAAATTTCTTAAATATTTTACTAACAGAAACAACTGGGATAAAAAATCTGTATATGAATGTGGCTGGGCTGAGTCTGTTGAGATTGACGGTATAGGTTTAGTAAGAGCAAAGTTTGATACAGGTAATGGTATTAAAGCAAGTACCTTACATGCTGAAAAAATAAATATAGAAGATGGTATGGTAAAGTGGGAATATGACGGTAAACAATTTAAAGCCAAGTTTAGAGAGTATGCAAAAGTATTTAGGGCTGACCCTAAAGTTAAACCAGATACAAGACCTATCGTATATATGAAAATAAAATTCAATAACAGTATACATAGTGATGTTCCTGTTGCATTAGACTTAAGGCAAGGATATAGTGACTTGCTTATCAACCGGGATTTAATGAGGCGCATGGCGGTATCTGTTAACCCAGACCGTATGTTTGTTCTTTCGAAAAGGAAAGATGTTATCAAGAAGAACCTTGACTAAATGGTTCAGATATGTTATAATGGAGATATAAAAAATGACAAATTATTCTAATACATTATTATATAAGGCACTAAAAGATAAGTATGTTGCTCAAATATCTGAAGCAGAAGCAACTATGGAAATCTATTTTGAAAAGGCTGTAGGTATCGGAGAACACCCTCAGCATGTTGAAGAAATGGATAAACTAATGTGTAAAATTGCTGATGCTGAAGATAAGCTTGATGCACTACACGCTTACTTTGGTGACACAGGTGAAGATGATAAAAGTGACGATCCGTCAGGCTGATACTGGCGAAGAAGAAACAATCGAAGTCCCAGAAAATACAACCTTAATGGAAGCAACACGCTTCTATTCTAAAAACAAATATGTAAGAGGAATAGAGGGTGATTGTGGTGGTAGCTGTTCATGTGCAACTTGTCATGTTCATGTTCTACCTGAGTGGATTGAAGTAACAGGTCTTGCTAATGATGATAATGCTGAATTATCTTTGTTAGAATATGAACCTAATTTTGATGAAAAATATAGTAGGTTATCTTGTCAAATAGAATTAAAAAAGAAACATGATGGATTGGTTGTTATTGTACCGTGAGTAGATTTTATACAAGTGTTATTCCTTATGGGAATGATTTATTAGTTAGAGGTGTTGAAGGTAAGGACAGATTTACAGACAAGGTTCCTTATGCACCAACATTATTTCACAAATACAAAGACAAAACAAGATACCGTAGTTTATCTGATCAATATCTTATTCCTAAAAAACTTCCAAGTATTCGTAAGGCTCGTGAACTTATTGAAAGATATAAAGATCACAAAGATTTCTTATTTGGTAATGAGCGTTTTCACTTTCAATATATTTCTGAATATTATCCTAATGATATTGATTGGGTAAAAGAACATATAAAAGTTTATACAATCGATATTGAGGTAACAGCTGAACAAGGTTTTCCTAATGCTGAAGAGGCAATAGAACAATTAATTTGTATTTCACTAAAAGACCATGCCAACAAAAAAATGTTAGTGTGGGGTATAGGTGAATTTAAAAATACCAGAGATTATGTTCAGTATATTAGATGTGATACTGAAAAAGATTTAATAAAAGAGTTTCTAAAGTTTTGGATTCAAAGCCCTCCTGATATTATTACAGGTTGGAATAGTAAGTTTTTTGATTTATATTATTTACATAATAGAATTAGAAATGTGTTTGATGAGAGAACAGCCAAAAAATTATCTCCTTGGAATATTGTTCAAGAAGAAGAAGTTTATACTATGGGTAGAGTTCACAAGTATGTCAAGCCGTTAGGTATTGCACAATTAGATTATCTTGACCTATATAAAAAGTTTACAGCATCTAACCAAGAGAGTTATAAACTAGATCACATAGCCGAGGTTGAGTTGGGTGAGAAGAAAGATGATAACCCTTATGACACTTTCAAAGAGTGGTATACTAAAGATTATCAAACCTTTGTTGATTATAATATTCAAGATGTTGAACTTGTTGATAAACTAGAAGATAGGTTATCTCTTATTGAACTTGTAATTACTATGGCTTACAATGCAAAGGTTAATTATGAAGATGTGTATTCCCAAGTTAGAATGTGGGATAATATTATTTACAACTTTTTAAAGAAACAAAATCTTGTTTGTCCTCTTCGTCCAGGTACACAATCCAAAGATGATTTAGTAGGTGCTTATGTAAAAGACCCACAAGTAGGTTTACATAACTGGGTAGTAAGTTTTGACTTGAATAGTCTATATCCTCACTTGATTATGCAATATAATATTTCTCCTGAAACTAAAATGCCAGAGAAACAACAAGTTACTGTAAAAGGATTAATTGAAAAAAGATATGACACAGGTAATTTAAAATTGCTAAATAAAACGATGGCAGCTAACGGAACAATCTATAGAACCGATGTTCAAGGTTTCCTGCCTAAAATAATTCAGAAAGAATATAACGACCGTGTGGGTTATAAGAAAAAAATGTTAGAGGCTCAACAGCAATATGAAAATACAAAAGATAAGAAGTATGATAAACTTGCTAGAAGGTATCACTTGATACAGTTTTCTAAAAAGATTTCTCTCAACTCAGCATATGGTGCGATAGGTAATCGTTACTTTAGATATTTTGATTTTGACGAAGCACAAGCCATAACTACATCAGGTCAACTTGCAATCAGATGGATTGAAGAAAAGGTCAATCAATATTTTAATAAGATGTTGAATAATAAAAAAGATTATGTTATTGCTTCTGATACTGACTCAATCTATGTTAGTTTTGATGACATGGTTAAAAAATTACCAGAGGGCACACCTAAAGAAAAGATTGTAAAAGTTTTAGATAAGTTTTGTGAAGAGAAGCTAGAGCCTTTCATGAGTAAAAGTTATAAAGAACTTGCTGATTATGTAAATGCCTATGAACAAAAGATGTTTATGAAACGAGAGGTTATTGCTGATAAAGGTATCTGGACTGCAAAGAAAAGATATATTCTTAATGTTCATAATTCAGAAGGTGTGCAATATGCAAAACCTAAATTAAAGATGATGGGTATCGAGGCTGTTAAATCATCAACACCTAAAGTGTGTAGAGGTAAGATTAAAGAAGCCCTAGAAATAATTATGACTAAAGATGAAAATGCCTTAAAAGATTTTTATAAAAAATTTAAATTACAGTTTACTAACATGAGTCCAGAGGAGATTGGCTTTCCTCGTAGTGTAAATAATCTAAGCAAATATTCAGATCCTAATGGCATATATAAAAAGTCAACACCTATGCATGTGAAAGGTGCATTAGTTTATAATCACTTGTTACGACTTAAAAAGATTACACACTTGTTTCCTCTTATATTAGAAGGTGATAAAATAAAATACTTACATATTCTAACACCTAATTCATATCAGGCAAAGGTTATTTCTTTTCCTGCAAAACTACCTAAACAATTTGGATTACATAAACTTATTGATTATGAAACACAATACAATAAATCTTTTGTTGAGCCTATGAGTTTCATATTAGACTCAGCAAAGTGGAGTGTTGATGCTTCAGGTGACAATACTATTGAGGAGTTTTTTGCATGAAAAAAAGTAGTGCATTAGCTTATGTGGGACACAACGAAAAAGGTGATAGAGAAAAAGATGACTTTTATCCAACACCAAAAGCAGCCACACAATCATTACTAGATAGACAAAAGTTTGAGGGAGATATTTGGGAGTGTGCTTGTGGTAATGGATCGATGTCAGAGGTCATTAAAGCAAATGGTTATAATGTTTATAGTTCAGACTTAATTGACAGAGGTTATGGAGAAGTTGGAATAGACTTTTTACAATCAAATAAAAAATTTGATAATATTGTTACAAATCCACCATTTAATTTAGCAACTGAATTTACGGAACTAGCATTAAAATTAGCTAATAAGAAAGTGTGCATGTTAAATAAATTGTCTTATTTAGAGGGCATAAAAAGAAGAGAATTAATTTTTGATAAAAATAAATTAGAGAAAGTTTTAGTTTTTAGTCGTAGAGTTCCTTTTAAAAAAGAATCCACACAAACTAAAGCTGCAGGTTTAATGGCTTTTGCTTGGTTTGTTTATGATGTTAATTATAATGGTAAACCTACCATAGATTGGATTGATGATTTTAAGAAAAATAATTTAGAGAATTTTTTACATGAGTAGATATTTTAGATACACATTAGAAGATATGAAAAAGTCTTCCGATAGAAAACTGTTCACTTATGCAACTACCTTTGCAGGTGGTGGTGGTAGTTCTTGTGGTTACAAATTATCAGGTGGTGATTGTAAATTTATGAACGAGTTTCAAGAGGTTGCTTGTGATACTTATCTACAAAACTTTCCAGGCACACCTTACCTTTGTAAAGATATAAAACAAATGACTAGTGAAGAGGTTATGGTGACAGGTAAGTTTAATCCTAAAGAGTTAGATATATTTGATGGCTCT